GTTCCTCCTACTGTGATAAAGAAGTTTGCTACAGGAAAAGGTAATGCTAACAAAGAAGCATTACAAGAAGTTTTCTTAAGAGAGACGAATTATAATATCAAAGAAAAATTCAATATGACTGAAAAGCAGTGGAATCCTTCCTCTGATATAATCGACAGCTATTTTATCTGTAAGTATGGCATAGCAATGGAGAACGAAAATGTGGAAATGGTTTAAGAAAATCTTTATCGGCGAATTCAATAAGATTGAAGACAAAGTAAGCGATCAGATCACTGACTCTGTGACACAAGTCAAAGAACAATTAGACAAAAGTATCGATAAGTTCATCGATAACATGAAATCTGATGAGGTCAAACCTAAAAAGAAACCGAAGATCTTTGAGAGTCCAGATGGTGGAAAGACTATATATTCTCGTGATATAGGCGGCAAAGAAAAGACCTTAGTCAAAAAGCCAAAGAAAAATGGAAAAAAGTAACCCCATCACAGTAGCTGCAGATGGCAATCTCCCAGTAGTAATCGGCGATTGCCCATCATGCGGCGCTGGCGATAGGTCAATGATACTGATTGATTATGTACCCAATCTTAAGAATGATATTGATAGTACTGTATATCTTAAATGTATCTGTTGTAACACTATACATCAACGTAAAGTTAAAGATTTGGTTATGGAGGGATAGAAGATGGGTAAGAAGAGAACACGAAGCAAGGTAGTATCAAAAGGTACGCAAGATAGCGTATCGAGACAATTGCTAAAGGCAGTCAGCAGAAACGTGCCAGAAGTTGAGAAGGTGCTCAATAAGCTAAAGCACTGGGCAAGAGGAAAGCGTACAGTTGTAACGATTGTCAATCCAAATAAGAATGAGACTAATAAGCGTTTTATCAAGGTAGAAGGTAACCATTCAGCAGCATTCGGTCCTTGGAAGCGAGTTGAAAAAGAAAAGAATAATTCGTGATGATAAGAGTATACGGGAAACACAACTGCAATTGGTGTGTCAAAGCAAGAGAGTTGCTTAACATGTACGGTATGCAGTATGAATATATCATCGTCGGCGAAGGTATCGGCATTACAGAGCTATTAGAGATGTATCCTGGCACAAAGACTGTGCCTCTGATAGAAGTTGACGGCAAAAAACTAGGTGGTTATGAAGAATTAACAAGGTATGTGGAGGAAACACAGAATGATTACGGACACTCTATCTAAGTCAAACATAAAGAATATGCTCAATACAGACATCGTTAATGTGAAGTTTAAGAAGATGGACGGATCAGAACGGTTGATGAAATGCACTCTTCTCGAAGGAATCGTGAAAGAGTATGAAAAGAAGTCAGAAAAAACGCGCAAAGTATCAGAAGATACGATAACTGTATGGGACGTAGAGAATGACGGATGGCGCTCTTTTAGATATGACTCTATTATTGAAATATATAAATAAAAGATATATTTAATAATATAAGGATCTATTATGTCCGAAGATTTCACAATGCCATTAATGGCCAAAGCGATTGCAGGCCTAGGTGGTTTAATTGGCGGAGCTGCTTTCATGGTATTTTATAGACCGACAAATGTTTGGGATGCTGCTGTGAGATCTGGACTTAGCACAACAACTGCGATACTTGGTTGTGCTCCTCTATTAGAATGGATGCAGCTGTCTATTACTACTGATAACGTATTGGCAGCTGCAGCATTCATAGGATTTGTATCCTGGAGCGTGCTATCTTTTGTCGCCAATATATTGATGAACATACAAGATGAAAAGGTCGAACTCAAACTTCCAGAGTTTTTGATACGTAAAAAATAATTAATAGGTGATTTTGTTATGGTTGAAGTGAACGAATTGAATAAGAATGCTCGCGGCGGCACAGAACTGATGCAGGAACGCCTTCATAAGAGCATTCCTGAACAACTGCTGAACAAGTTTCAGATCATACCTTCCCGTGTCCGAGAATTAGATCCCGACAAGAAGAAGATACTTTGGCTACATGATCTCCCTCATGATCCTGAATCTGAACACCTAAAAGATCCCGAACTCCGCAAGCGCTTTTCAAAGATCGTTGCTGTGTCTGATTGGCAGATGCAGATGTACAATATCATCAGCGGCGTCCCCTATGCTGAGAGCTTCGTGATCAAGAATGCTATCGATCCTATCCCTGTCGAAAAGAAAGAATATAACGGTACAGTCAACCTGATATATCATACCACACCCCATCGTGGTTTAGAGATACTGATCCCGGTATTCGAAGAGCTAAGCAGGATACATGACAACATCCATCTAGATGTATATTCTTCTTTCAGCATCTACGGATGGGAAGAGCGTGATAAGCAATATAAGCAGCTGTTTGATCGTTGCAGAGCTCATCCTAAGATCACATACCATGGTGCTGTCCCTAACGAGGAGATCCGTCAAGCTCTCGTTAAGTCACACATCTTCGCATACCCATCGATCTGGCCAGAGACAAGCTGTCTTGCGGCAATCGAGGCGATGTCTGCCATGAACTTGGTCGTATGCCCTAACTTTGCTGCTCTTGCAGAGACATGCTCGAATTTCGCTATGATGTATCAGTTCAATGAGAATAAGAACCTACATGCAGTGCAGTTCGCACATACGCTCGATATCGCTATCAAGACAGTCATACAGAACCGCGGGACGACATATCCTTATCTAGATTTTCAGAAGCAATATTTTGATTATTTTTATAGCTGGGATAAACGAAAAGGAGAGTGGTTAGCTCTCCTTAACTCCTTAGATAATGATTGAAGATTTAATTCTTCATGAATTAGGATTGTCTCTCCTGACTCGATCATTTCGTTCTTGCAAGATCTGCTGACGGTTCAGGAAGTCAACCCAACCGTATGGTGTATCGCCGCCTTCCCAAGCATGTAGCATACGAAGATGACTCGTATTGGTCTGTTTAAATCCGCGCTTTACGAATTCTGCAGCACACATCGATTTCCAATCTTCGAAAGTAGTGTTCTTGTTAGTATTGACAATATTACGCTCATTTTGCATGAAAGACATCTATTTTCCTTTGGGTTGATCAGTATTCTTTAAAATCAGTATTTTCAGTATATCCGAGATGATATTCGAATATCTCTTCTTCAGTCAGCTTGACGATCTTTTCGCCGAATTCGCTGTTTGCTGTCCACCAATGCGGGTTGCGAGGCCGACGATAATATGAATCTGCCGCACCACGATCATATAATGATCCGTTACGCTCACGATCAAATTGTGGTTGATCAATCATATTAAGCCTCCATTCCATCTCTAGATTCAATCCATTTATTATTGTGATCTATTTCTTCTATTGTATCATGAGCATGTTTGATAGCAGTTTTAATATAATTATTCATTTGTTTCCTAGAAACTGATTTGGCTAGAGCTTCGTATATGAAAACATCAAAATCTTCCATAAGATACTCTTGGTATCCATCCAAATTTTCCCAAGCCTCAAATACTTCTTTGGAAACAGGAATATTAACTGTAATCTTAAGATTGTGATCATGATGCTCTATCATATTAAGCTGCCTTCTGCTTTTCTTGCAGTTGTTCAGCAAGGATGAACTTAGCGATGTTCATATATTTGCGCGCTTTATCAGAATCATCGAATTCTAGCATCGTCTGTGCATCTGAGAGGATACCCATGATCGTCATCTCAATGCCGACCATCTTAGTGGCGATGCAATCGATGATGTTGATGCGGATATCGTCCTGGGACATTCCGTAGCAGTTGCGTTCGAATTCAGTCATTTTGATTTCCTTTGTTTTCATCATATTATCAATATAAGGTGTTTTGATAAAAATGTCAACCGTTATCATGCGGGCCCATTTAAAAACTTTCTAGCATCTTTTCCACAGAATGCTTCGATGATGTCAAAGTACCAATCTTCGTTCTTTTCACGAAGGATGTCCAAAGGCGCCTTGTTGCCATGAGGAGAAACCTGTGAGAAGTATCCTTCGACTGTATGATTAGCGATCAGTTCCTTAAGGAACTTAGCCTTGGTGAATGGGCTCCTGGAATACTTGAAACGAGCGACAAACCGGCGCTCGCCATTGTACGGGTAAAACACATAATCGCCAGAAATTATGAAGAGTTTCTTGTCAAAGCCGGTGGTAGGAATCAACTGCATTTCTGTCTCTTTCTTTGTTTTCATCATATTATCAATATACGATGTTTTGATAAAAATGTCAACCGTTATTTTAAAAAAACCTTTAAAGAAATAGTGGTTGACATTTCCATACATAGTTACTATCATAATAATATGATGAAAACAAAACAGGAAAATAAAATGAATGAAGATTTACGTGAGGCACTTGACGATGCAGATAAATGGTATGAGTTGTGGCTTGGTCAGAAATTAGCCAATAAGCGTTTGAATGATAAGATTGCACAGCTTGAGGAAGAGGTTGATAGCCTCAGACAATTGGTATATGGTTCACCTGACGGAAATTGATTAGAGAGGACTGACACATGGCTAAATCTTTGTTGAGCACTAAAGGCCTTAAGAAGAAAGTCGCTCGTAAGACTAAGAGCGAGACATATCTTGTCAATTGGAAATATCTCGGTGAAGAGCCTAAGAATGTCCGTGGCAAGGTAGATCTGCTTAAAGCGTTTAACTGGTATAACGTCATGACAGAAAAAGATGATGTACGCCAGTATCTGAAAGATTACTTTGCGGGTGATAAAGCGACACATAAGGTCATTGACAGCATCCCTGACAATCGCCTGCCTTTGACAGCAGCATGGCTCTGCCGGATCGCGACTAACAACAAAGAAGAACTACATGTCAATGATTGGGTCAGAGTCAACCATGACATTCAAGATGCTTCTGGTTATTACAAAGAAGAAGCAGAAGATAAACCAAAGACGGTTCTTGCAAAACCCAGCATTCAGGATCGTGTTAAAGAACGAGGGTACGATATCATCGCAGATATCGAAGAACTCTTAGACAAGGGTGAAGCGTTCTCACTCTATGAATGGTTGCAGAAGAATGAGATTCCTGCCATGTATGCTACTAAGATAATCGATCATTACAAGCCCTGGTTCATGGAATTGTATGCTGCTGCTACGACTAGCGATGCAGATCTCAACGAAGCATATTCTCATATGACCAAGAAAGATATGAAAGATCGTATCATATTCTTCACTAAGTTCTTGGAAGATGCAGAACGC